TACCCCTGTAGCAACTGGCGCTGATCTGGTGGCCTACAGTGGGTTCTCTGCCAGCAACTACCTTGAGCAGCCGTATAACAGTGACCTCGACTTCGGGACGGGTGACTTCTGCGTGATGGGGTGGGTGACTAAATCAACAAACACTTATAGGGGTTTGCTGACACTATGGAATGTGGCTGGCACAGCGGGGTTCAAGCTACAGGGTGGCGGCAATTCGGATGGGATTGGCATACAGCCTGTATCTGGTGCTGGTTTATCTTTTCGTGGGCTTTCCTCTACGGAATTTTCACTGGTTTGCTTTGTTAGGCGTTCTGGGGTGATTTATGGATACTTAAACGGAGAACTGAAAGGTTCTGTTGCTAACACGACAGACATATCTACCCTCGACGGAAGTTTGATTATCGGGCATCTGGCTAGCGAGCCTAATTTTGCGTGGCAAGGGAAGCTGTCACTCCTACGCATCTCAGCCACAGCACCCACAGCCGAACAGATTGCCAAAATCTACAACGACGAGAAGGTGCTATTCCAAGAGAATGCCCAAGCCACACTCTACGGCACTTCTGATGCAGTCACAGCCTTGGCTCACGATGATGCCACTAACCTGCTTCATGTAGGCACAAGCGCTGGACGTTCAGTCTTCCAAGGCTTGCGTCGAGTAGACAACACAACGACTGCGGTCGGAACTGCAATCAGTGCATCTAACAATATGATCGTGGAGGAATAGTCATGACAGTTTTAGTATCGAAACCAGCAGTTAATCTGCGTTCAGAACTGGCTTCCCTGCGAAATCAGGGGGGCTACCAAGAGCAACAGTTTTACTTGGACGGGCTGATAACTAACGGCACGTTTGAGACTACATCTGGCTGGAATGGAATAGCCGCAACTACCGATTCTCGGTGGTACATTGACAACGGTAGATTAACAAAAGGTGGCACTAACGGCACAGCTGCACAAATAGTAAACCCATTAATCTCGGGGCAGTCCTATAAGGTGGAGATTGATGTTATAGCTAGACCTCTAGGAGATGTTCGTATTGGTATAGGTGATGTAAGCTATACTATCACTAGCACTCTTGGTACACAGTCTGTTGTGTTGTCACCTACAGATATAAACAATGGAATACGCCTATTTACAGGCGGTGCAGGAGGGGGCGGTGTAATCCTTGACAATTTATACGTCTTCGAAGTCGATGCAAACGGTAACGCAATCTACACGATGCCCAAAGGCTGGGTTCCCAAAGACGTTTACGAGGATGGCTTGTTGCAGCGTGAGGGAGCAGCCTACGACTATGAGGTGATCTACGATGGCTTTGATTACAAAATTAAATCAACTGTAGCCCCCTCAGCCACTACCCAAACCTGCGTGATTGGAGTTAAAGCATGACCCAGTTTATAACCAAGGGCGATGCCCCTCTAACACCAGCACAGCTTGAGAAGCGGGCGCAGAAGCACATCAAGCGTGTTTGGCCTGACCAAGCCCGTGAGAAGTCTATCCGCCTTGCTGACGGTGCCTTCGATGCCTTCATGACTTCCTTCTCTGCTGACCACGATGTGAACCTCGCCAACAACACATTCAACTGGCAGCTTCTTGAGTACCGCAAGGCCACTGCACGGCTGGCTCGTTATGTCTTGGCTGATGGTCGTCCTGAGGTATGGGAAGACCAGCCTACTGGTGAGTACGACGAGGAAGGCAATGAGGTCATGGAGAGTGTGCTTGTGCAGACTGCCGTAGAGCCACTGGAAGCCACCGTAGAGCAGCTAGTCTACTCAGATGACCCTGACGTAGAGCCAACCACAGAGACCGTCCCTAACCCCCTCATAGTGGCTGACACAGAGGAACGTGCTGCGGCTCAGGCTGTAGTGGATGCAACACCGGAAGATGTGAAGGGCTTCTAAGATGGACCTACTCCTGCTGAATGTAGATGCTATTGCAGGTAATGCCCTTCGCTGGGCTGCATACCGTCAGGCTCTCTTGGATGTACCACAGCAGGTTGGTTTTCCACATGATGTGGTAGGGTCTGTTAAGCCCTAATGTCAACCATAGACCAAATACGGCAAGCAGCAGAGACTGACTTGGTAACTTTTATCAAGTTGATTGCCCCTGAGCAAGTCTTAGGTCAGTGCCATGAGGATGTCTGTAATTGGTGGACTAGGCCTGACCATAAGAGCCACCAGTTGCTCCTCTTCCCACGGGACCACGGTAAGTCACGTTTGATTGCCTATCGTGTTGCTTGGGAGTTGACAAAGAACCCAACACTTCGTATACTATACATATCTGCTACAGCTAACCTAGCTGAGAAGCAGTTGGGTTTTATTAAAAGTATTCTTACCTCCGAGATTTACAGTCGTTACTGGCCTGAGCATGTTCACCCCGAGGATGGTAAACGTACTCGGTGGACTAACTCAGAGATTATGCTTGACCACCCGTCCCGTAAGGCTGAGAAGATTAGAGACCCATCAGTATTTACTGGTGGTTTGACTACATCACTTACAGGTATGCACTGTGACATTGCTGTACTCGACGATATCGTAGTCTACGAAAACGCATACACTGGAGAGGGCCGTAACAAAGTTAAGTCTCAGTACTCTCTGTTGTCGTCCATCGAAGGGGCAGAGGCACAGGAGTGGGTTGTAGGTACTCGTTACCACCCTGCTGACTTGTATAACGACCTCCTACAGATGGTAGAAGATGTATACGATGAAGAGGGTAACAAGGTTAGTGAAGAGAATATCTACGAAGTATTTGAACGTCCTGTAGAAGACAGGGGTGATGGTACAGGGCAGATGCTCTGGCCACGTAGTCAACGTAGAGATGGTAAGTGGTTTGGGTTTGACATTAAGGTTCTAGCTAAGAAGCGTGGGCAGTACCTAGACAAGGGCCAGTTCCGAGCACAGTACTACAATGATCCTAGTGACCCAGACAATGTTCCTGTGTCCTCTGACAAGTTCCAGTACTTTGAACAGAAGCTCCTACGACAAGACAGTGGTTACTGGTTCTATAAGGACCGTCGTATCAATGTCTTTGCTGCTGTAGACTTTGCTTTTAGTCTGAGTAAGAAGGCTGACTATACAGCCATTGTGGTTGTAGGCATTGACCATGAGAATAACATCTACGTCCTAGACATCGAAAGGTTTAGGACTGACCGTATCTCAGAGTACTTTGAACACATTATGCACCTCTCTAACAAGTGGTCATTCCGTAAGATGAGAGCAGAGACTACTGTTGCTCAGATGGCTATCGTTAAACAGCTTAAAGAGTTAATCAAACAACACGGACTGTCTATCAGTATTGAAGAGTTCAGGCCTAACAAGGCGCAGGGTAACAAACAGGAGCGTATCTCGTCTGTCCTTGAGCCACGTTATGACAACCTAAGTATCTGGCACTACCGTGGTGGTAACACTCAAATCCTAGAAGAAGAGCTTTCCTCACGGAATCCCCCACATGATGACGTGATCGACGCCTTAGCTTCTGTAGTCGATATGGCAGTTAAACCTGCTCGGTCTACTCGTCGTCAGAAATCTAGCAACATTGTGTGGGCTAACAACAAATTTAGGGGTGCTGGTTAATGGCTGGTGAAGTAATCGAACTAGAGAATGTGCTTGATGTAGACCACATGGCTACACAGATTGCTTCTCGTTGGCAGGAGTGGACTACTCTGCGACAGAACAAAGTAGAGGAGTGGAAAGAACTTCGCAACTACCTCTATGCTACAGACACCCGCACAACCAAGAACGCCATGCTACCGTGGTCTAACAGTACGACCACACCCAAACTAACACAGATCATGGATAACCTCCATGCTAACTACTTCGCCACTCTGTTTCCTCAGAAGCGTTGGTTTAAGTTTGAGGCCAACTCCCGTGATGCCAATGTAAAGCTCAAGCGTGAGACTGTACAGGCCTACATGGAAAACAAGGTTAGTGCTTCTGACTTTGAGAACACTGCCTCTGATCTCCTCTACGATTACGTACAGTATGGTAACTGCTTTGCTACTGTTACTTGGGAAGAGGGCTACAAGACCAAGAAGGATAACAGTCTTGTAGTCAACTACGTCGGACCACGGGCGGTACGTATCTCTCCCTACGACATTGCCTTCAACCCTACTGCATCCTCATTTGAGAAATCTCCTAAGATCATTCGGTCTGTCAAGACACTGGGTGAGATTAGTAAGAAGGTTCAGGAAGACCCTAGCAAGGGCTACCTAAAGGATGTTTTTAGCAAGATGCTCTCTGCCCGTGCAGCTATCCGTGGCTCTGATGCTCAGCACAAGGCCGAGGGTTTTATTGCAGACGGGTTCTCCTCTATTGAGGAGTACTACGGTTCTGACTACGTAGAAATCCTGACCTTCTATGGTGACTACTTTGACGAGGTTGAGGGTAAGCTCTACGAGGACCGTATCATCACTATTGTAGACCGTGCATACGTCCTAGCTAACGAGGAGAACCCTAGCTGGCTAGGCCACGCAGCTATCTTCCATGCTGGCTGGCGTCCACGTCCTGACAACCTATACGCCATGGGTCCACTAGATAACTTGGTTGGTATGCAGTACCGCATCGACCACCTAGAGAACCTTAAGGCCGACGTGTTTGACCAGATTGCCTACCCTATCCTCAAGATACGTGGTGATGTAGAAGACTTCGACTTTGCCCCTGCGGAACGTATCTATCTGGGTGAGGAGGGTGACGTAGGCTACCTGTCCCCTGATACCACTGCACTAAACGCTGACTTCCAGATTCAGAACCTAGAGAACAAGATGGAAGAAATGGCTGGTGCACCCCGTCAGGCTATGGGTATCCGTACTGCTGGAGAGAAGACAGCCTTTGAGGTGCAATCACTACAGAACGCAGCCTCACGTATCTTCGAGCACAAGACTGCCCACTTTGAACGTGTGTTCCTTGAGCCTTTGCTCAATGCTATGTACGAGGTTTCTGTACGTAACATGAACATCGCTGACACCATCCGTGTGTTTGACGATGCGGTTAATGCCAACATCTTCCGTTCTGTCACTAAGGACGACATTACAGCCTCAGGTAAGATCGTACCTATCGGTGCCCGTCATTTTGCAGAACGTGCCCGTCGTGTACAGAACATGACACAACTCTACCAACTCAAGCTGTCTGACCCTACTGTAGCTGCACACATGTCTGGTAAGGAGTTTGCTCGTATCCTCTCCGAGGAACTGGGTGAGCCTACACTCTTCTCTGAGAATATCTCAGTGCAGGAGCAACTAGAGACACAGCAGGAAGTTCAAGAAGCAGAAATGCAGAACCAAGAACGTCTAGCTCAACAACAAGAGTTAGGTATGTAGTCAATGAAAGCATACTGGTTCAAAGAATGTAAGACGAAAGAGGAGAAGGATGCGGTACGTCAGAGTATACTGAGTAACCGTCAGAGCCTTGACCGTCTCAAAGAAATCCTAGAGCCGATGCTCAAGGAAACTGCACTCACAACGGACTACGATAGTCCCTCGTGGGCGTATAAGCAAGCTGATCGTATCGGCTATAACCGAGCACTAAACCAAGTGCTTGAAATTATAAACCTAGACAAGGAATAACCATATGGTTTTCACTGACGGTACTGAAACCACACAGACCGAGCAGACACCAGAGCAGAATGGACAAGTGACCCCACCACAGGAATCTTATCTACAGAAGCTCGTAGAGGCAAAGGGAGAGAACTGGAAAGACCCTGAGACTCTTGCCAAAGGTAAACTCGAAGCAGACGGGTACATTACGACTCTAGAAGAGCAACTAACCCAAATGCGAGAGGATATGAAGAAGCAAGACTACCAGTCCCAACTTCTCGAACAACTCCAAACCAAGGCCACTGACACCGCCGCAGTGAATACTGGAGAGCCTAATAAAGATAATAACGGCGACGTTGACACACAGAACACCACTGCGGCTGTTAACGAGGATGACTTGAAGAGCCTTGTTGAGAAGACACTGACCCAACGAGACAAGGATGCTGCTGTAAAGCACAACCTTAGTCAAGTGGATCAAGAGCTAGACAAAAGCTACGGCACAGAAGCTGCTAGTGTAGTCCAGAAGAAAGCTCAGGAACTAGGTATGTCGATGGATCGTCTACGTGATATCGCCTCCGAGTCCCCTAACGCCTTCTTCACTCTTATCGGTGAACCACAGAAGTCCTTTACCCCTATGGTGCAGGGTTCTGTACGAACCGAGGGTGTCAACATGCAGGCCTCGACGCAACGTGACTGGAGTTACTACCAGAAGATGCGTCGGGAAAACCCCAATGAGTATTACAGCCCTAAACTTCAACAACAACTTATCGCAGATAAGATGAAGATGGGCGACAAGTTTGGTAATACTTAAATCTCTTCATATCTAAGAAAGGACTAGCAAAATGGCTGGTATGATTTCCTCCAACGCAGACATGCAGCGTCTGATTCGTTCTGAGGTCTACTCCTCGGAACTCAAAGAAATCCTTCGGGACGAAATGCAAGCCCAGCGCTACGTGCGTATGCTTGATGGCTTCCCCGATGGTGACACCTTCACTATCCCAACGATTGGTGAGACCACTGTCTCTGACTACACAGAGGATGCAACAGTATCCTACGTCCCTATGGACACTGCTGAGTTTCAGTTCACCATCGACAAGTACCTCCAGTCGGGTACATACCTGACGAAGAAGGCTGCACAGGACTCGTTCTACAGTGCGCAGCTTGAGGCTCGTTTTGTTCCTGAGCAGTCCCGTGCTATTATGGAACACTTCGAGGCAACAACCTTTGCTTCCCCCGAAGTTGGTGTCACAGCTAACTCCGCAGAAGCTCAGGACGGTATTGCTCACCGCATCTCGGGTGGTAATGCTGGTCGTGTTGAATTGGAAGACTTCGCCTTTGCACGTTATGCACTGAAGAAGGCTCACGTTCCTGACACGAACATGGTTGCTATTGTTGACCCATCCATTGAGTTCCAATTGAACACACTGACCAACTTGGTTAACGTGTCCAACAACCCAATGTGGGAGGGTGTTGTCCGTGACGGTATCGCCACTGGTATGCGCTTTGTTGCCAACGTCTACGGCTTCGACGTGTACACCTCCAACTACCTCAAGACCACTGTAGCTGATGCTGCTCTGCTTGAGCGTGATGGTTCCACCGCACAGGACTTCTCGACCAACAATGGTGTTGCTAACTTGTTCTTCTCGGCTGATGCAGGTGCTAACCCATTCGTGGGTGCATGGCGTCAGATGCCTGAGGTTGACTACGAGTACAACAAAGACAAGCAACGTCACGAGTATGTTACGACTGCTCGTTACGGTGTTAAGAAGTACCGTCCAGAAGGCATCGTCACAATCGTGTCGAACCCTGCCGTATAAGCTAAAGGGTTGGGGGCTTCGGCCCCCTTCCTCTATTTTGTTGTTGACAGATTTGAGATTAGCTGTATAATTTCATTATCGGTCCCCGATGGTATATCTATAGTATACCTACTCACTCAAGGAAGTTACTATGGCAAACGTAAACCATTCTACTCTAACTGACCCATACCTACATGAACCTAAGGGTGTAGCAGCAGCCTCTAATGGCTCTGTTTACTTTGCAGATGGTGTAGGTAGTGGTGGTTGGGAACACCTTGCTCACTACGTAGGTGGTTATGTAGCCTTTGATGCAACTAGCCCTACTACCCAAGTTCTTACGACAATCCTTGCACCATTGAATCCTCCCTTCTCTCTAGCTGAGAACAGTGGTTTTACAGCTTTATCTACTCCTAATGCTCGTCTTCGTTACGATGAGCCTGAAGCAATGATATGTAACATTAACTTTGCAGCTTCTATACGACACACAGCTTCACCAGATCACAACATTGAACTTGCCTTGTACAAGAATGGTGTAGCTATCGCAGGTGCTCATGTCATCCAGACTTCAAGTAACGCTGTTTGGCAGAACATGAACTTGACTGGTCAGGTAGAACTAAATGCTACAGACTACATTGAAATTTACACGAAGGCTGATGCAAGTATAACTCTTGAGTTGGCTTCGGCTTACCTCACAATCAAGGGTGTGTACAAATCATGAAGACTACACTCCTACAGATCGTACAGTCCATCCTAAATGACATGGACTCCGAGGAAGTTAACAGTATCAATGACACGGTAGAGGCTCAGCAGATTGCTTCTGTAGTCGAGGATACCTACTACAACATTATTGCTGCCCGTGAGATTCCTGAACATAATAAGCTCATAACCCTGACAGCAATGGGTAACTCAGCCAAACCTACTCACTTCAAGTACCCCACCAACACTAAGAAGATTGAACGTGTTGAGTACAACGTAGGTACTGTAAGTGACAAAGATTTCCGTATCATTGAGTTTGTAGGCCCTAGCTTATTTCTAGACCGCATGGATGAGAGTGGGTTGCTTGTTGAGACTTACGACGGTAGCTTAGATATCTTTGTAGGTACAGACAGCCCGCCCACGTATTATACATCCTTTGATGATGAGTACTTGATTATGAACAGCTATGACTCTGCTGTTGATTCAACACTACAGTCCTCTAAGGTTCGGGCCCTTGGCTCCTCGTACCCTACCTTTAGCCAGACGGACAGCTTTACTCCTGACCTAGACAACACTCTTATGCCCTACTTTCTTGCTGAGTCTAAGTCTACCTGTTTCTCTCTGTTCAAGGGAGGGCCAGACCCCAAGGTAGAACAGGCTGCTCGTCGCCTTAAGTCCTTCACACAGAATGACATGTACAAGACTAAGAGAGCTAACAAGAAACCTAACTACGGACGTACCTAATGGTAGAGTTTATTCATGACACCGAGAACCAACGGTGCGTGTGTAAGACCGACAAACTAACCACCGACATTCACATTGAGAAAGAGCTAGGTGGTTACAGGTTCTTTGTTGTCAGGTTTGAGAAGGGGCCAGTCCCTAAAGAACTTAGTGACAGGTACTCAAGTATCTACAAGGCTCAGGCTGGTGTAGAGAAGTACCTCAGAAACAAACCTCAGTCTGTCTCGGCTCGACGTAAGGAGTTTGGAGACAACTACGAGAAACGTAAGAAAGCTCGAAATGCCTCAAAGTCTCAACCAAAAGTCAGTTAACAACTTTATCCGTGGTTTGATTACTGAGGCAGGGGAGATGACTTTTCCTGAGGGTGCCTCCGTAGACGAACTTAACTGTGACCTACGTCGTGATGGTTCTCGTCGTCGTCGGTTGGGTGTAGAAGTTGAGAGCAACAACACACTCTCCTCGTTTACAATTGCAGACACTGAGATTGTTACTACGGGTGACTGGATCAACGTAGCAGGTAATGCCGACCTAGAGTTTCTTGTAGTTCAGAAGGGTTCTACCCTTTACTTCTACAACAAGGCTGACCTACCCTACTCCTCTCAGATTATTGCTGACACAGTAGACTTGTCTGCTTTTGAGCACTCAGGTTCTAGTGGCGCTGAGACAGTTAAGTGCCAGTTCACTTCGATCAAGGGTACACTCGTTGTATCCTCCCCAGCTATTGAAGCTGTTTCTATTGAGTACGACGCTGACACTCAGACATTCTCTGAGACACAGATTGACTTTCGTGTACGTGACTTTGAGTGGCAGGGTGACACTACAACGTACTACAATGATGATGGCACACCATCACCTGACCGTCAGTACGATGCTAAGAACGCAGGCTGGAGTGTAGGTAACGGTACACCCTCTGACTTGACCAAACGCCTGACCCACCCATGGTACTCAGGTAAGGACGTTAACGACAACTACTCCGAGGCTGCGTTTGATAAAGTCTATAGTGGTACAACCCTTACAGGTAATGGCCACTTCATCCTAGACTTCTTCTCTAAGAACCGTGGGTCTGTCTCTGGCTTATCAGGTCTTACCAAGAGTACAGACACAGAGGTTAACCGCTTCCGTTGTGTAGAAGCCTTCTCTGGTCGTGTGTTCTATGCTGGCCTTGAGAGTTCAGCCAACGCAGGTACTATCCTGTTTTCTGGTCTCATTGAGACTACAACAGACCTAGGTCGATGCCACCAGATCAATGACCCTACCGCTGAATACCTGAGTGATTTACTCGACACTGATGGTGGTGTTATTAAGATTCCTGATGCGGTAAAGATTCAACGCCTCTACGCCTTCCAGTCCTCCCTCTTTGTATTTGCTGATAACGGGGTGTGGCAGATCACTGGTGTTGATGGTGTGTTCACAGCAGCCTCCTACTCAGTCAACCGTGTGTCTCGTGTAGGCCTGCTACAGCCTGATACTTTTGTGTCTGCGGGTGGTGTTCCCTTTTGGTGGTCCCGCTTCGGTATCCATACCCTAGGTACAGACCCTGTATCCGGTCAGGGTCAGGAGCAGAACCTTTCTATCTCCACCATCCAGACCTTCTGGGATGTGATTGATCAAGACGCAAAGCTCAAGGTTACAGCAGCCTACGATAGCATCAACAAACGTATTTACTGGGCCTACCCAGACGATAATGAGACTGTTGCATCTAAGTTGAACAACTTCCTAATCCTAGACATTCCACTACAAGCCTTTTACCCTTGGCGTATAGAGGACCAGACAGGCACAACTAGCTGTGTTGTAGGTTTTGACTTTTACTCAGGATATGGTGCTAAGGCTCTTGAGCTAGACGTTACAGCCAACAACGGTGTAGACGACGTAGTTCTGTCTAATGGTGATGATGTAGTCTCTGAGCAGGTAGCTACGTTCAACACGGGTGACCCAGCTATTGTGCTTCTGATCCGTGATGGTGCTACAAACAAACTCACAATGGGTTCCTTCTCTAGTATATCCTTCCTAGACTGGGGTGAGGTTAACTATGTGTCATACGCTGAGACAGGTTACGACTTCATAGGTGATGCAGTACTAAAGAAGTCTGCACCCTACCTCGTATCCTACTGCCGACTGACTGAGACTGGCTTTACGGGTAACGAGAGCATCGGTTATGAGGCTGTACGCCCCTCAGGGCTAACTGTTGCAAGTGCTTGGGACTTTAAAGATACCTTCTCTACTGCACAACAACTCTACCGAAAGAAGTTCCCTGTCGTAGTTGACCCGAATAACTTAAACGAGTATAATTACCCTGAGGATGTTATCACTTCACGTGTTAAGGTACGTGGTACTGGACGTTCCATGCGTCTACGTTATGAGAGTGAACAAGGTAAGGATTTCCAGCTAATCGGCTGGGGTATGGTCCAAGGCCGCAACCCAAGGTTCTAGATGTCTGACAAAGTTACTTATCAAATAGAAAACTTCTATACCCTAAAAGAACAGGTACACGAACTGTTCGTAAAACATTGGGAGGAAGTAGCTCTCTACAAAGATAAGATGAAACTTAACCCAGACTGGGGGTTCTACACTACTCTATATGAGCAAGGTAACTTAGGTTTGTTTACTGCCCGAAAAGGCACTAAGTTAATCGGGTACTTTGTTGTAGTAGCTCGACAGCACCCACACTACAAAGACCACCTTGTAGCAGCAAATGACATTATCTTTATCGACCCAGAATACAGAAAAGGTATGACGGGTTACAAGCTAATTAAGTTTGCTATGGATAACTTGAAAGAACTTGGGGTCTCAGTTATCTCTGTAAATGTAAAAGTACACAGACCTTTTGATAAACTTCTAGAGAGACTTGGGTTTGAGAATACTGAGAGACTCTATACAGCCTATATAGGAGATTAACACAATGGCTATCGTAGCAGCAGTTACAGCCGCAGTAGGTACAGCAGCCTCTATCCAGCAAAGTAATAAGGCAGCTAGAGCAGGTCGGCAGGCGGCTGCGGTGCAGAAACAACAACAACAGGCTCAGGCTGCTCGGTCTCGTCGTTCTGCCCTACGTGAGGCACAGATCAAGCGTGCTCAGGCCCTTGTGCGGTCACAGGCTGTAGGTGGTGCAGGAGGCTCTGGTGTAGCTGGTGGCTTGTCTAGTCTTAATTCTCAGCTTGGTTCGGGCCTTGGCTTTGCTGGTGCCTCCACCGCTCGTTCGGGGCTTATCTCTGACTTCGGGGTGCAACAACAGACAGCACTTACCAATGCACAGTCGGCAAGTGCCCTTGCAGGACTAGGTATGCAGGGACTACAGCTAAAAGGCTTTCCTGAGTTTTGATAGTGACCTCCCCTACTACACCGTACAAGGAAGCTCTTAATGGCTACAGTACTAGGCGATAATACCGCCGAAGCTAAGATTCTAGGGGACGATCAAGTTGTTCCTACCCCTGAAACAGTTGACCCTAACTCTGCTTCTACGGAACGCAGGGATACTGCTGTTCTAGGGGCTACAGGTAAACTACCAGAAGAGCTAGATAACATCCCGTCTCTCGTTAGTGAAGAAGTACAGACTGCCCTTGCCACCCAACTCAGTAGCCTGACAGAGACCTATGCTGATGTAGAGGACTCCGCAGAAGACCTACAGGATCAGGCTGGTAAGGGTACTGACCTTGTCACTGTAACTGACTACTTCGACAACTCCTTCCATGCTATGGCTAACCCAGCCCTGTCCAAGGCCCAGAACTTGGCGGCTATGAAGTACCAGATTACTGTTGAGAAACTTACTGATGCTATCCAGAAGCGTACAGCAGAGACTACAGCAGGCTCAGTAATTAACTGGGTAGACCGTTACCTGATCCGTCAGTTCCCTATCGGTGCCTTCGAAGACCTCACGATGAAACGTGCTAACGTCTCCGAACAGTTTGCTCGTGCTATCTCAGGTAACATGTCTGTACAGGAGTATGACGTATTTCTGAATGACAATCTTGAAGAGTTCTTGGAGCAGGGTGTGTTGTTCTCTGACAACCCAATGGCTGTACAGGACTTGTTGTCGTCTATTGAGAAGTTCGGTAATGATGACTTTGCTGTAGCAGAGGCTCTCCTCGGTGCTGTAGACCTACTACCCGTAGCTACTCTTGCTGCTGCTCCTGCCAAGGCTGGGGCTAGGGCTATTAAGGCTAACAAGCTCGCCAAGACACTCAATGCCATTGCTAAGTCACCTACTGCTGCCACACGTGCTGGTGCCTTGAATGGCCCTGAGGCTGCTACCAGAGTAGCTGAGAATATTGCTGCTCGTTCAGACGAGGCAGAAAACCTAGCTGGTATGGGGCCACGTATTGCTGACCCTATGGGTGACAAGGCCCCTGTACGCCCACTGGGTGAGGCTGCACTACGTAACCAGACTGCTATGCAGGTTACCAAGGAGGCCTACGAGTACGCACGTACAGCCTTGGGTGATATCTTTGACCGCACCAAACTGGACGACTACATCGCTACTCGTGTCACGGCCCTTAACGAGACACTAAACCGTGGGGTGATGGACATTAGCTTAGACCAAGAGCTAGGCCGTATCACAGCCACTATGGGACACCCCCGTACAGGTAAGCCTATCACACGTGAGGCTGCTGAGAAGTATGCAGAGGACGTACCTGAGGCTACTGTTGTAGCTATTGATGAGAGTAAGGGTGCCTACGGTATTCAAGTCAGTGAAGTCATTGACATGGATCAGTTCGTTAAGACAGACAACTACACAAACCTCTTACAGGTAGAGGAAGTGTCTGATCGTCTGTTTAGTAGGGTGTTTCAGAGGTCTCCCTTTAGCGGCTTCCACCTACAAGACAATGCAAATGCCACCAACCTAGCCTACCGTGCGGAGTCTGGGGCTGTACGCATTGGTCAAATCCAGAAGCCTATGTTGGATAAGATCAATAAAATGTCTGGTCGTCAGATTGACGATGTAGGTTCCATCATTGAACGTCTACAGTCTAAAGACCTAGCCTCTAAGAGAAACTGGTTTACTGACGACGAGTTCATTGACATGTGGAAGGCAAGCCACAAGGGTGCAGCACCCTCTGCTAAAGTCTTGGAGGGCTATCGTGCTCTCGTAGACCTAGCTGATCACACTTATCACCTACGTGCTACGTCTATGATCCGTCGTATGCACTCCGAGGGTTACCGTCGTATCTCTGTCAACATTGGTGGTGATGTTCGTTACACAGCAGGTAAGCAAGTAGACAGCATACCTGAGAGTGTTACCTCCTTCATTGATGCCCAGACAGGGGCACGTCTGTATAAGTCAGAGTATGATGGCCCTATGGCTAACATCTTCAAGATTGACATTGAGGTAGGTGGTACTTCGTATGTTGTAGACACTGATGTTGTACGTCCACTCGACCCTAGTGATGCGTTGGGTTACAATGCTGGTGGTCCTCGTATCAACCCTGAGGCTACAGACTTTGTGGTCCTGCTTGACGTGAACAACAAACCCCTCAAGGTAGCCCTGTCTGCAAGCTCCACTAAGAGTGCTAGTCTTGCTGCTAAACAGATGGATAACATCTACCGTAGCATCAAGGCAGGTAACTTAACTGACGATGTAGTCAAGGCTAACAACAAGTGGAACCCCTCCCTTACCTCTGTAGCTGACTTTGAAGAGTTTGCTCAGCAGGCTGGTCTAGACTTCTCTGCCGATGGCCTACAATTCTCCTCTAAGGTGCGGGATGAACAAGTCTTTACTGGTGCGTCAAGTGATGTGTTTGTTCCTAACGCTTCTCTTGACGAGTTTGCTCTTTACTCTAATCGTCGTAATGATGCACCCCTTACGCACTTTGGCGGAAAGTCTACAGTAAACGACAACCCCATCAATGGTATCCTTAATCAGGCTAACACTGAGGGCCGTAGGCTCGCCTTCTCTACCTACAACCAAGCCGTAGAGGTTTCGTTAGGTAAGAAGGTTAAGCAGATGGTAGACCCTGATAGCTCCGACACAGACTACCGTAAGTTCTACCGTAACATGGAGAGCCTGCTACCTACAGACTCCCGTAATCCTGTAGTCAAGACACTCCTAGAACGTAAACGTATTACTGAACTACGTAATGGTGCTGATGGTTGGGGTGACAGGTGGATTACCAACCTCGCCCAAGACCTCTCTAATGTAGTCTATGACACCATCGGTGTGAAGTTCAACCCAAGTAACCCCGCACATGCGGTGAACAACTTCGGGTTTATCTCCACCTTCTTTGGTGACCCCTTCCAGTTGCTATTGCAGTCTGCCCACTCCATGAACATTGTAGCTATGGCAGGCTTGGACGATGGTCTACAGGGCATGAACATGGGTCGTATCCTCATGCAGTCCCTTAAGCTAGAGGGTAAGGAACTCGACATCGTCATGGAACGCCTAGGTAAGCACAACGGCTACACTAAGGCTGAGATGGTTGAAATACGTCAGTTGTTTATCGACATGGCACGGTATGAGGTAGACCCTACTAACTACGTAGATGGTTTCCAAGCACCCTCTAACTCCGTGGCTCGTGGACGTAGACCCGCAGCCCGTGCTGTTGGTAACTCGGTAGGTAAGGCTTGGGAGAAGAGCAAAGGCGCTGGGCTTTTCTTCTTCAACAAGGGTGAGCAAATCTCCCGTGTGTCAGGTTTTGGTGCTGCTGTCCGTAAGTGGAAGGCTGAGAACAAGGGCAAGTCGATCCTCAGTGAGGAGGGACGTACTTGGGTGTCCAACAAGGAACAGGCCTACACCCTACAGATGACCAACATGAGCCGTGGTACGGCCCAGCAGGGTCTTCTCCGTGTACCTACACAGTTCTACAGCTACATGCTTCGTTCCTTTGAGGCTGTATTTGTAGGCAAGAGCCTTACTCCTGCTGAACGTATGAAGCTGGCAGTTATGATCGGCCCCTTCTGGGGTATGACTGGTGTGGGAGCTACACGTCTAGCCTCTCCCATGGCCGAGGGTCTAAACGCCTTCCTACCAGAAGACTTCCAGATTGAGGCTGGTTCAGACTCCTACCGCCTAATCAAGAACGGCCCTGTGGATGCTCTGTTTGCATGGGCTGGTGACACTCTGGTGGGTGATGCAGCCCCTGAGGTGTCCGCTGCTAGTCGCCTGTCCCTTGGGGATGGTGTAGTCGATACCTTCCGTAACTACCGTGACGCCACTGTCCTTGAGATTGCTGGCGGTGCTGGTGGTGGCAAGGCTGGCGGTGCTCTAGTTGACTTTGCTCAGACACTGGGTGCCATCAAACGGGGTGATGAAATCCTAATCACAGAGAAGTCTATGGAACTCTTCCGTAGCTTCAAGTTTGTAGACAACATCAGCAAGGCTTACGGTATCTACCAACACAACATCTACTCCTCACGTACAGGTAATGAAGTAGACGCTAGGTTCAACGATATCGACGCTTTGTTTGTACTGGCTGGTGTACCCCTAGAGGAAGTACAACAGGTCTACGACGCCAAGGATGTCATCTACAATTCTAACCGAGTGTACCGTCAGTACTCTAAAGAGATTGATAACCGTATCAACTCCTTCTGGAGGGCAGTAAACGACAGAGACCCAGAGCTTGCCTCAGAGCATATGGAGAGTATCAAGCTATCTGTCAGTCGTTTCACTGGGCTAACACCAGAACAACGCCGTGACTTACAGGAACAGGTTATGAGAGGCTTCTCCAACACCACTACCCATGAACGTGTAGAACAACTTAGACGTATGGGTCGTGAGTTTGAGGCTGAACAACTCCTACAGACAACAGAGTAGAGAACTATGTCAATTTTCAGTCCTAAACTAGAGACCCAAATCCAGTCCGAGGCTCCTATTCGAGCACCTGAACAGTTCAGCCCACTGGCTGCTATCGCTGATGCAGGTTCAGACTTCCTACGTGCCACTCAACGTAGTAGCTCAGAGGGTAGTGCAGCCCGTGCTAAGCAAGCCAACACAGCAGCCCTAGGTCTTACCCTCGACAAGGCTACTCAACTTAACGAACAGGGCCGTAATGGTGCTGCCTTAGCCCGTGAGGGTGTACGTACCTTCCTAAGCTCAGGGGCGGGTGACCTACCAGAAGACCTCAAGTCTGTGTATGAGGGCATCACAGGTGAACCCTTCGAAGCATTCGGTTATGAGAGTGAGGAAGACTATCAGGATCAACAAGTACTTGCCAGTGAGGCTGGTGTAGCCCTGTCTGCTGCTATCCGTTCAGGCAATCCTAACTTCACACCTGAGCAAGTAGAGACTGCTGTCTTCGAGCAGCTTAATGAGATCACACTACTCAATCAGGGTGTCGAACTTGAGAGGGCACGTATTGCTGCTGGCAAACCTATCCAAGTATCCCCTATCGTAGAGTCCATTCAGTCTGACTTCCGCCTTCTGGCTGGTCAGGTTGAACGTATTCGTCAGGATGGTATTGTCACCAAGGCTGAGTACGACAATGCTGTACTACAGACCCGTGCGCTTGTCTCCTCTAAGTATGCAGCCTTCGGCTCTAACACACAAGTTAAGGCTATCCAAGACCAGATGTTTGGTTTGCTGGACGACATTGGTAAGGGTGTTTCTCAGGATCAACTGGACGTTCAGCTTGACGCAGTACAGGTTGCCCTACAACAGGCTAACTTTAACCCTGCGACTATTGCTACCGTCCGTGCCCTAGTCAAAACCAACCCTGAGAAGTTCTCTGAAATCCTTAAGGACCAGCTAAATATTGAGGGTGAGAGTTTCATTAACGCCTTGGATAAAATCTGGGATGCACCAGCAGCCGACATGGAGTTGGATAACTTCTTCGGGAATGACACACGCCCCAGTACTAACCCTGAGACTACAGGGACTAACCCTGCCCTAATGGAAATCCCCTCAGTCAGTAAAGACCCTCAGGCCTACGAGGCTGTAGTCAACAACTTCTCTGACCTGACTGGTTCAGCCAACCCTACCAACATCATCCAGTCCGAGACTACCCGTAACTCGTGGATTAAAACCATGAACGTCACAGCAAGTGCTGTAGCCTCACAGAGTGACGAGTATATCCTAGGTGAGAAGCTGCTCAATAAGTTTGCTAACAATGGTGTCCTCGGTAACCTTGACGCTGTCTACCGTACTGACCCCCTTAACGCAGCCCAGACTAACGACGCCCTACAACAAGCCCTAGCTGCTGAACGTATCCGTAACGACAACGAACTAAACCAGCGGGTTAACTCTGGTATGGGCCGTGGTAGCCTTGTAGTTGTTGGATCAGATGGTCAACTCCAACTAAACAACGATATGATTAGTGCAAATGCGTCCAGCCTTGTCGGTGGTGAGGCTGCTTGGAACGACATGCGTAGTAAGGTTGAGGCTGCTGGTGGCCTTGAGGCGTTCCTCAGGCTTCCTAAGGTCACAGTCAATGGTGCTAACCCTGACGCCTCCGTTAACGTAAAGGGTCAGACGTACTTCCTGAGTGACATGCTAGGTACTAACTTCGAGGCTATAACTAAACTCTCCAACAACATTCGTCTGATTGATACCAAGCTAAGTAACCTTACGGCACTGGAGGAGAAGTATAGCTCTGCTACTACACTATTCCGTGGTGTGTCAGACCCTGCTACACAGGCGTTGGCTGATGAGGCGGTGGAAACTGTACAGGGTGCTATCACTTCCTCAACCCTACCTCCCCAAGGAAGTAAACAGAGTCCGTTTATTTTCGAAGGAGTGACAGATGAAGAAGGTGCTACGTTCTATAATAACCTACCGTCGGGGGCTTTCTTTGTTGACCCTGCTGATGGTGTTACTTACAGGAAGCCTTAGTATGTCAAGTTCTTGGAATAAGGGAGCACCTATTGCAGACGGTATGCCCGACTTTGTTGTAGATGATTCCCCTGAGTTGGCCGCTATTGAACAGGCTCAATTAAATACACCTGCTGCACTACGCCCTAGTTCAGCTACACAGACTACACTTGAACGTGTTGAGGCGCAGAGTTACGATACATTGTACGGTAACTTTGAGAAGGGTGACACCCCATTTAATGGTGTAACTGTATCTAACATGACTATCGGAGAGTTGACTGAGTTTTCTAGGGCTTCTGGTGCCTATGGTCAGTATGTCAAGCCTCGCCTAGGACGTAACACTTATGCCTTTAAGCAAGGCCTAACATCTACACCTATGGGTAAGTACCAGATTGTAGGGTCCACTCTTCGAGACCTTACTAATCGTATGGGGCTTCCTCCTGAGACGGTGTTCAACAAAGAAACACAGGACAAAATGTTCTTGTTCCTTGCGAGAGAGAATGTAGCTGCTGGAAAGAATATAGCTGAGAAACGTAAAAGACTACGTAGTATCTGGGAGGGTTTCAAGTATGTGGATAATGCTACCCTTGACCAAGTTATCGGGGAGATTGAACAGTAATGGCTAGTTCATGGAACCTTGCGGCTAAGAAGACAGAGGAGACAGTATCCAATGTTACTAACGTTGTGTCAGATGTAACCTCACAGTACGTTAGTAAGGGTTCATCACTGTGGCAGTCTGTCGTAGACGAAGCGGCAGATGCCTTACTGTCAGGTAAGGAGGCCGTTATTGACGTAGCAGATGACGTTTACGACGCCTTACCTGAGCAAGAAGACATTGAAGAAACTGCTTCTCAGGTAGGTTCTGCTGTAGGCTCTGTTGTTGAGACTGTAGGTAGTCTACCAAGAGTTATTAGTGAGGGTGTGGAGAAGGCAGGGTCAAACCTTCTTGAGTCAGGTACAAGCGAGTTTCGGTTCTTCCTACAGAACTACTTCAAACCAGGCTCAACTGTTTCAGAGGATAACCTAAATGAAACTGACATCAGAATACTTAGGGATACAGTAGCTAAAGCTAAAGAAGAGGGTCGGTCCTTTGTAGACTACGAAGACTTTCAGTCTACTCAAGGGACAGTTCTTAAAGGTAGTATGTTGACTGGCCTCTTCAACCCTGAGCTAAGAATGGCCAGAACTCTAGGAGGGTTTCAGTTTAAGGAGGACAAGGATGGTAACACAATTGTCACTAATACCTACAACTTCAACCCAGGACCTAAGAGGAAAGAATACCTTGAGGCTGTACGTGAGGGTAAGACAATGGAAGGTTTAGAAGTACTTCTAGAATCAGCCACTGACCCTGTAGAACTGGCATCTATCTTGGCTTATGCCAAACAAGAGCTACGAAAGGATGAAGGGGAGCCTTCTGAAACTGAGATGGTAATCAACCTCGGTAAGATATGAGACTTCTTGTAGCCCTCACTCTAGTCCTGCTCCTTGGTGGTTGCCTCAGTCCTCTCTCCCTCCTAGGTGGGGGTGGCCCTAACGTAGCAGCTAACGTACAGGCAGGGGCTGAGAACAACCAGACGGGTGCTCAGGTAGGTGACATCATTAAAGCAGAGACTGTGAACTCAGGGGTTGCTCCCAGCGGCTCTGTGGGCAGCCTAAATGTAAGTAATCAGGACATCCCTGCATGGGTTATCCTGCTCCTAATCCTTGGATGGATACTCCCCTCACCTCAGGAAATGTGGAGAGGTTTCTTAAAACTAATAACAATGGGTCGATACCGTGGATAACAACTCTTGGCACCTCTCTAAGTCCGTACCTGTCACACTTCTCTTTGCAGTTGTAGGTCAGACACTAGCAGTAGTCTGGTACATGTCAAATCTTGACAGTAATGTAGAAGCTAACGTCAAGGAGATTGCTCGTCACGAGGTACGTATCGTTAAACTTGAGGAGACTACACTCGCCCTGTCAATCCTCAACGCACGTATCGACGAGAACATTAAGGCTATTAGACAGATGATGGAGGAAGGCCGTGAGTAAGAAGGACCCACGTCTCGAACGTGCTGGTGTGTCAGGCTACAATAAACCTAAGGCTACACCAAACCACAAGACTAAATCCCATGTTGTTGTAGCCAAGGAGGGGGACAAAATTAAGACCATCCGCTTTGGTCAGAAGGGTGTCAAGGGTAGCCCTGATGGTTCAGCTAGGAACAAAGCATTCAAGGCTCGTCATGCTAAGAACATTGCCAAGGGTAAGATGAGTGCAGCCTACTGGGCTAACAAGGTGAAGTGGTGAGGACATGGACAACAAAGCGACAATGGGTGTCCTGTTTGCCGCCCTCCTAGCTTTACTTGGTTGGAATATCTCTACTACACATGAGCTTACCCTTCAGGTACAGAAGTTGGAGATCATCCTCCTTAACGATGCCTTTTCAAAATAGGAGATAGACATGGCTAAAGGACTATATGCAAACATCCATGCTAAACGTAAACGTATTGCGGCTGGCAGTGGAGAGAAGATGAGGAAGGTAGGCTCCAAGGGAGCACCGACAGCAAAGAACTTCAAGCAGGCAGCTAAGACTGCAAAGAAGAAAGGGAAGAAGTAGTGCCAGTACGTAAAGTAAAAGGCGGCTACAAATGGGGTACAACAGGTAAAGTTTATCCTACGAAGGAACAAGCTGAGAGGCAAGGTAAAGCAGCTTACGCCTCAGGCTACAAGCCAAAGAAGAAACCCAAGAAGTAAACACAAAGAGGCCCCCAAGGAGAAATCCAAGGGGGCTTTTCTTTTAGATCACTTAGTGCGAAGCCCATTAAGGCTATTAGGTCTGTTCATCCCACTTGTGGCAGAGGTAGTCTTTAACGTACAGGCCTTGCTGTTCGGCTACAACAATCCCCCTACTTAATGAGTCCATACACATATCTTTATCTTGAAATGCGTAGGGGTGCATTAGGGTACGGCACTCAGTAAGGTTAACGTTACATGCTAGGATCAGGGCTGTAAACATATTAGTCATTCGCCTCCATTTCT